TACTCTATAAATATCACTATCTACTCTTAGCCAATTTATAGAATGATCTACCTTTAATTGTTTTCTAAAATAATTATAAACCCAACGCATCATTTTAAATGTATTTTTAATAGATACAATCTCAATTAACCATAGGTTATTGCCAGAGTTCCATTCGTTAGGTTTTATCTTTCCTGTTTGTTTAAATCTTTTTTCTACAATGTCATGGATATAAGCCCAATTAACAAAGCCTACTAATTCATCATTATCATAAAACTTTTTATATTGATTAAGTTTAATTGATGGTTTTAAATAACTAGTTAGTTCTTTACCTTTATAACGATCAAATTTATTAAATAGATTGATAACATCTTGCATTATGATCTACCCCATTTAATATCTTGTACTGTTTGTGAAGCTAATTCAAAACCTAGATCATTTGCAAAATGTAATTGTTGTGAACCTGTGTTTGTTTTTCTACCTTCAATCTTACTAAAGTCTGACCAATGAGAAGCAACTACAATATTTGCATTTGATTGGTTGATACTTTCATCAATACTAAAAGATTCTATTCTACCTTTGAATAAAAGAAATGGGTCTGCAATAACAGCTTCATTACTATCTAAGAAACCTTTATAAACTTCTGCTTCTTTCTCCATATAGTTATTACTTAAAAATAAAGATATGATTGTCTGATCTGCACCAGAAAAAGATAGTGTAATATTACTAACTTCTACTTCTGAAGATTCTGTAACACTTGTTAATTTGGTAAATAGTGAAGATGCTAAATATGTATTACCATCATAGGTAACGTCTTTATAATGGTCTGTAAATCTATATCCTGTGCTTACATTGATATAAACAAGATTAATAGGCTGTAAGCTATCTGTTTCAAGTTCATTCTTTACTGCTGTTGTTAATGTTCTCGTCATATTCTTCGTAAGTTGTTTGAGTTATGCTTTCTGTACCTTTTAACATAGTAAAATCAAATTTGCTATTAGGTTTCTTGTATTCTTTAAGATCATTAATTTTAGTATCTATCTCATCTTCATTAACAATAATTTCAGCAACAAAATCGGCAGTTATCTTGTGGGTTATCTTATACTTTTTCATTTATAGATTTTCTATTAGGTCTATTTGATACTTATAAAGATCATTAGTTACAATAGAATATTCTTGAATATCATTTGAAAGTCTTACAGTAAAATCAACATTGTCATAAACTAAAGCAATATCATTAGCTACATCTGATCTTAATGGTGGCTCAAAAGTAAGAGTTCCTTCACCCGAACCATCTGCATCTAAATCTTCAACACACATATAAACTTTATCTTGTCCACTAAATCTAAAGTAATCTCCAGCTTTTAATATTCCATTTGTGCTTAAAGTCATACCATCTATCTCACAAGTAGTTGCACCAGAAGTTATTGCACCATTAACACTTATAGTTCCTGAAGCTACACCTTGTGCATTTGATACAACAGGTGGAATAATTGTAAAGGTATTTAGCTTTGCTCTTTGTTTCATAATAAATGCTTTAATAGGTGCAAATTTTGATCTGTTCATTGGTGCATAGTCTAAAGTTATTGTAAATTTTTGACCATCTATTTGTCTTGTTTGAACTCTACCTGATGTTGTTACACTAACAATAGTATTTTGTTGTGAGCCTATACTAGCATCTTGTGCAACTGGAGATGTTGGAAATTGTCCACTCATATTATACTAATGCCTCTTTACCTTTTTCATTTAATGCAGAATTAATTACATTAACGATTGTTGCTCTGTTATCAATTAATAATTCTTTAACACCTCTAACATCTGTTGCGTTAATTGTAAAATTAACATTTGTAGCACCACCACCTGTGCCTCTAGCTGATTGTTCTATTTGACCTGTTGAATTTGGTACAAACATTTCTGGCCCATTTTCTCCAACAAGAATAGGTTGACCTTTTGATACAGCACCACCTTTTGCAAATCCTAAGAAAGAAAAAAAACCTCCACCACCACCACCTCCCATTGCCATAAGCGATGCTTGAAGTGCAACTTGTTTTTCTTTTTCTTTAGTTATTTCTTTTTCTTTGGCTACTTGGTCTGTTGATTTTTTAAAGATTTTTCCTATAATTTTTTCTTCAATAAATAGTAAAGCAATTCTTTCAATAGTCTTAGCTATTATTTCAATTAATAGATTTCTTGCTATCATTTTAAAAGTTTCTGCCATATTTTCACCCATTACAATCGATCTTGCAATTCCATTTGATAAAGCACTAACAGCACTTGTCATAGTTTCAAATATTTCTGATGCTAAATCAAACTGTGCGTTTTGTTCAATAATTTTATTTAAAATATCTTGTTGCAAATTATCTTCAACTTTACATTGACCAACAATTCTTCCTAAAATTTCTTCTTTTTCCTTTTGTTCTTTTTTTGCTAACTCTATTGCAGTAGGTATTCCAGCTATTACTTCTAACTCTGCAAAATCTTGACCACCACCTTTTGTAGCTATATCGTATGTTTCTTTTAATTGTTTATTTAGTTCTTTAAGATCAACAGCAATTCCCATTGATAATGCAAGTCCTGCTAAAAATTGTTCTAGTTTTCCATTACCCTCTGTTAAACTATCTAATGCGTTTGAAACACCAATAATAGCTGAAGATAATGCGTCAGCAGTTCCTGTAACTTCATTAAACTTTCCAACTAAATTTACAAAACTGTTTCCTATTCTAACGGTAGCTTGTCCAATAGTTGGACTTAATGCTTTAAAACTTTCATTAATATTATCTGTTTCTTTTATTAAAGCCCTAGCAATAACCTCAGAAGTAATCTTACCCTGAGAACCTAGTTCTTTAAGTTCTCCTCTTGTAACTCCTAATTCTTTAGCAAATATAGTAAGTAATGGTGGTATGTTTTCAGAGATACTTCTAAATTCATCACCTTGTAATCTTCCTGATGCAAATGCTTGTGATAATTGAAGAATACCAGAAGATGCTTGAACTGCACCTACCCCAGCTATACCAATTACTTTATTAACATTTTCTGTAATTTGTAATAGTTCTGAATTTTTTAATCCTAAGTTAGATGCTTGAAGTGCAAGTTTTTGATAAAGTTCAACTGTTTCTGAAAAACCTCCTCTTGTTCTTCTAGAAATTTCAAATAATTCTTGTTGTACACTAGCTAATTCTCTTGATGAGTTTGTTACAAGTTTTAATCTGTTTTGAAGATTTTGATATTCATTTGATAAATCTAGTAATTGTCTAATTACTACTGAACCTACAACTGCAACAATAGCATTTTTTAAAGTAAAGAAAGTTTTTTGAGTTTTATTAACATTGTTTTGAAGACTATTAAAGGCTTGTTTTGTCTTATCTTTTCCAACAATGTCTATCTGCATTTTTGCCATTATTTTAATCTTCTTGCTTCAGTTAATGATTGTTTTGTTTTATACTGTTCTTGTTCTTTTTTCAAGTAAGCTAACCAAAGATTATAATGGCTAACAGGCATATCAAGAACTTGTTGAATTGTGATGTGGAGTCTGTCTGCAATAACTAAAAGCGACCTTGTGTCTGGGTCGCTATCTACTTTTTTTCAGCTTCTTCGAAACTTGTTCCAGATAAGATTTTATTTGCAACTGTTGCAACTACATCTGAATCTGCTTTCTTTCTTAAAGCAAATTTATCTTCTGGACTAAAAGCCTTAACTAAATCTCCTTTATCATTTTTAACTAAAAGTTTCATAATAAGAAGATCAACAAGAACAGTTAAGTCTTGAAAATTGCTAGACTTTTTAAAAAGAATATTTTTTTCTTCAAGGGTTAATGGCTCTGAATAGAATACACTAGCATTACCATGCTCATCTTTCCATTCTTGAACTTCAATAGTTAAAGATTCTAAATTTTCAAAATGAGTTTTTACTCTATCAATAACTGACATAAATTAAATTATACAGTTCCTACAGTTAAAGCACCTGTGCCTTGAAAAGTTACAGTTCTTGAAACGATTGCGTCCATTGCATTATTGATACTCATACCTGTTACAATACCTGTTCCTGTGTAACTTGCATCTCCAGCAGTA